TGCTGGTAACAAACGCCCTCCGGGAACTGCCGATAGACGGCTGGCCCAATAATCTTAAACAGAAAAGTCGCTCAGTTTCTCAGACCGGGGCGGCTATTTCTGTGTCTTTCCATGATGAAATCCTATCGTATATCCAATCCCAAAGCAGGTACCGCATAATGCCAACACTGCTATCAGACCTTCCATAGTCAGCATATCACACGCCCTCCTTTCCACAAAACAACGCCACAATTCAGCATCTATGTAATCAGAGGGTCACAGTCCCTCTGAAATTTCTCAGAGGGCCAGCCGCCTACCATCAATGGCAGAACCTGGAATGATTATACCATGATGCAGCAGAAATTTCAACAGCATCCGGCAATTTTGGACATCAAAAAAAGACCTGCCCGAAACACTGATGCAACGGGCAGGTTCTCTTTCTTACATATCTTCATTTATGAAATCTTCGTAGTCCAGAATTCTGTACGCCTTTTCAAATACATCTTTCGGGGACCATGACACATAGCCGTCTGGATATTTCACCTTATATCCTGGTCTACCGTCTTTCTCCTGCTGCTCCGCTTTCACGATCTTCACTCCAATGTAGTTCAGCATCTTTTCCTGATTCCGGTCTCCATGCTCATGATCAGATCCGTCTCTGGTACTCTTTCCCGCAGACTGCACAGGCTCGTAATCTCTTTCAAAAGCCTGCGCACTGCAGACATCCAGGCTTCCGTCTCCATTGCAGATCACATAGTCTCCAACACGTACATTCCAGTGTTCTCCATATACGTTGAGATATAATTCCATCGGCGCAGCGTCCGGAGAATCCCCCTGCATATAAAACAGGATCCCTGCCTGATGTGCAACGGCAGCCCATTCCGGCACATAATAATTCCTTTCTGCGTCGATTAGATCTCCGTCGTACTGGAATGCCTCTACTGTTCCTGGTTTCTTTCTGAATTTCATTTTCTGTTATTCTCCTTTCAGCGATTGTTTTATTTTTTAACAAAATAAGTGGCTGCCTGCTTTACAGCGTGCAACCACTTATTATTTTCTTAATTCAATTTTCGGTTTGGCAATGCCCTCAGGCGGGCTTACACCTTTTCTACGATGGAGGTAAAAGAAATGGGAAAAACAGGCAACATGTGTCAATGCCCTGCATCGGGCTTACTCCATTTCTACGTCCTCCAGCGAGCGCAGCATCATGACGGCGTTTACGGTGTCAATGCCCTGTATCGGGCTTACTCCATTTCTACTTGGGATTGGATATACGATAGGATTTCATCATTATTTCTGTGTCAATGCCCTGCATCGGGCTTACTCCATTTCTACGACAGGTCACCGAAAATAACACAATAGCCCACAGGGTGTGTCAATGCCCTGCATCGGGCTTACTCCATTTCTACTGAACAAGTCATAAAGAGATATAAAGAAAGAAAAACTGTGTCAATGCCCTGCATCGGGCTTACTCCATTTCTACGGTATCCCCTCAAAAACCCTGTAAAATCAATGGTTTCCGGACCCGTTTTCAAGGGGTAATTGTCAGAATATTCTGAAAATTCGGCTTTTTCCGGCAAAAACGTGCATGTTTACAATTTGTTCATATTTCTGCCTGTTTTTATTTTACACCATAATGACCCTGA